CCTACGCCCGTTGCTCGTGAAGTTAAATTTACTTGGTCCGCAGGCTTGATTGATCCGTCGTACAAGCATGTCTTGGTACGTGCAACTGAAGGCGACTATTACAGACTGATCACACCACGAGTTGAGCCCGCACTCTACCCAGTACTGTCTATGGGCATAAATGACGACACTTTCTTTCTAAACAAGACTAAGTATTCTGCCTCTATGCATGTTGGACCCTCCGGTGAGACATTGTCCACGGTCGATTGCCGTGAGATTAACAAAATGATGGCAATGATGCGAGTTGCTGGGTATGATGTCACTGGCCGTGCTTGCGGAGAAGTCGGTGATGTGCGTAACTGGGCAGCTAACTCAAACGGTCAGGTTATGCCAATCTTCCACCCGACGCCATACGGAAGTGAGGTCTATGTCATACCAGTTGAGAAAATTGTCCAGAGACAACACCATTGGGTCACATTACCATCACTTGTTGGTAAGGTAACCTTTGACTGTCACATTAAACCACTGTCACACGTGATTTTCCACAATGGTGTCATGAAGTACAACGCAGCCCGTGGCTTTACGTACGTAAGATCTATTGACCCAGGCAATAAAGGGGCTCATATCCACACAGCTGTTGCACCTGTTAGAACAACGCCAACCAACCTTCCGTATGTATATTCGGATTTTCGCCTGCAACAGCTAGCAGTCCCTCCGGATCTGGTTACACCAGTATCGGCCTTACCGGTCATACAACCTGTGCTACCCAGCGATACGGACGACGCGACACGGCAGGAGGATGCAATTGCCGTGGCGGTAGTGGAGCAGCAGCTGCTGACAGAGTGATACCATGCTATGTCGATGATGACGGGGTCGAGTGTGTTGCCACTGATGCTACATATTGTTTAGTCTATGTAAATGAAGACTACACTGGGCAATGTGATATCATGGCACCATGTCGACACCCGGTGACAAACGAAGTTTTTACAAGCGTAGCTGTATTACGCAATGATACATACTGTATCTATGCTTATTTGCCTCACATAACTGCTGCAACGCCTGTCCTTATGGGTATGGTGGGTGCATTACTCAGTGGGAATGCACGCGTCCCATTAAACGAAAACGCGTCACTTGATTTCTATTCTGATTCATATAAAGTGTCTGACTACCATGTTCCGAAAATAACATGCCTTGAGTTGTGGACAATGTGGAATAATACCGTCACTGCAAGTGTGAGTGCCTCTCACCACCAACACATGCGGTCAGGTGAACTTTTTGCAGCAATACACGCAGCTAAAAACGCTCTCACAAGAAGTGAATTTCGTATGCGTATGGCTGCAATACGCATAGTTACCAGCTCACTATTCAGATTCGGCTTGACTAATAGAGCGACATTCGCAACGTTCGTCATGTACTTGCTGTGTGCGCCCTCTTATGCGGTTGAATTGGTAACTGAACTTGCGGCCACTTCCAGCAAACAACAAATGTTTCTCGAACGGCTCAAGATGGAAGGCATTTACGCTAAACAACTTCAACGGCTACATCGTAACGATCTTGCTGCTGTCTACGAACTTCTCGTTTTGGTAAACAGAGGTGACGGTACTGTAAACTGGGATGACGAACGTACACACCGCTTAGAACCCAATGTAGTACCCATATCATCGAAGTCCGTATATCGACATGCCAAGAGAATATTTCATGATGCCGCAGTGACAGTGGGTAGGCCTAAACCACTCTCCTGGGACAATTACTGGCGTGAGCGATGGGCCAGGATGCCGGCTGGCTCTGTTGTCAGCCAGTATGCCGATGATCTGGAACTCAAACGCCAGTTGCCACTGGAGCTACGTAACAAAGCTGGCTGGTTTGCTGCTGATAATCATGCGCAACATGAGTGGTGGTTGGCCAGGACACCTGAACTCTATGCCTCTACAAGCACTAAGTATGAATGGGGCAAAGTTCGCGCGCTATATGGCTGTGACGTGACTAGTTTCTTACATTCTGATTACGGCTTTTACAATTGTGAGGAATACCTACCACCTTACTTCCCGGTCGGCAGTAGGGCGTCGAGCAAAAAGGTAGCCCAGGCCACTGATACTATGCGAAACTGTGTCCCACTGTGCTATGATTATGATGATTTCAACAGCCAACACTCGACCAGTAGCATGCGAGCCGTACTTGCCGCGTGGCTTGACACCTTTGGTAATACGCTAAGCGAGCAGCAGATCTCCTCAGCCAGGTGGACAATTGAAGCTGTCGCTCATATGCGTGTCTACTATAATGATATAAAGCGTGTCGTTAATATCAATGGGACACTGCTCAGCGGCTGGAGGCTCACCTCATTCGTAAACACTGTCCTGAATAGAGTGTATCTTATGGAAGCTGGTCTTGAGGATCTCACACTGGCCGCGTTACACAATGGTGACGATGTCTATGCCATCACGGCAAATATTAAGGACGCTCTAGTACTATGTAAAAGTGCTGCTGACATCGGAGTCAGGGCACAGATCACCAAGACCAATATTGGAACTATTGGAGAGTTTCTGAGAGTTGATTCTCGCGCTAGTTCACAGACAGGAGCACAGTACCTTACACGCAGTGTGTCAACTCTAGTTCACGGGCGCATTGAGTCTAGCGCGCCAAATGACATCGTTAGTGTTATCCGCTCACACGACACACGGTGTGACGAGGCCATAACGCGTGGTGCTACTCCAGAGATCGTACATGCTGCAGTGAAGAGAGCTAAGAAGTTCGCTGCTAAATTGTTTGGTGTCAACACAACTTTCTGTGATCTAGTGAGAAACTTGCACCCAATACAAGGCGGAGTCAACGTCAATGCGTGTATTGACACCGTCCGAATCACGAGAGATAATGCAGCCCGACTTGATGAGACGCAGATCATCAGCGCCGGGTCACTTGTCTATCATGGTGTCGTTGATTATGTTGACGCAGTTATCAGGAAGTTCAGAATACCTCAAGGAAAAGTCAACACACATGACGTAGCTATACGCATGCTACGTAATGCAATGCCAAGCAAGGCGGTCTACGAAACAGTAGTCGAAGATCGCTTTGCTATTGCACAACTGCGTGGGCTATGGAAGGCCCACGCAAAAACTGCATTTACTGCACCGATCGCTAGCTTGCGCACGCTAGGACTAGCTGCCATTGGCTCGGCTAGGTTATATGACCCAGCACTAGCACGGTTGATCAGTAATGCACATGACCCGCTATTGTTAGCAAGTGTCATTTTTT